TATACAGTTCCATCATAATCACTATCTACTCCACTATCATGATCGGCATGAACAGTTCCATCATAATCACTATCTACTCCACTATCATTATCTAAATATAATGTTGAATCCTCAGTACTATTTTGATCACTATAATAAGTTTGACAAGCAGTATTATCATCTATATAATCAAGGTTATCTCTTATTTCTTCTACTATTGAAGATTGTATTATATCTCCAACACTAATAGATTCATTTCAAGTAAATGCCATATATTTCTCCATTAAATCTAATCATTTTATTACTCACTAGTTGTTTAAGTATCAGAATAATTTAGTTAGCGGAACATACAGAATAATGTAGAGAATTGAATACAAAAGTATTATAATCACCATAATAACCTGATTTGTCACTACCATCAACAGAACTATTTTTTGCACTATTAACACCTCTATTTCGACCAGTTGCTCGTGATCCATCTTCGTCTGAAAAAAAACTATCTTCATTATCACTATAAATAGTACCATCTTCAACATCATTATGACCAGAACATACATCTGAATATTTACCACTATTTTCAACACTATAATATCCTGTATTCTTATCATTATCTATTCCAGCATCTTCATCTGAGTAATAACCTGTGTCTTGATCATTATCTACTACATCATTATGATCATTATTATCTGTTTCATAGTTAGCACTATAATATGTTGAACATACATTATTATCATCGAGATAATCAACAGCATCTCTCATTTCTTTTGTTTCTGATACTTTAACTACATCACTTATAAAAACAGGATTTTCTTTTCAATCATATCTATCTATACCCATTTCATCAGCTTTAATATCCACATTATTTTTGATCTCATTAAGATCATATGCTTCAACTAAAGTTCCAAGATTTGATCAACTAAAAGCCATAATTATCTCCTACTTCAAAATACATTCAACTAATTGTGGTGAATCTATATCTTTATTTTCTAGAGAAAATCCTATTGAGTAAATCTTTTCATCAGGAGTTGCCTTTCTACATTTACCATTTAAAGTTGGTACAATTCTTTCACCTTTTGATATAGAACCACAAATTATTACGGGCACTCTTCCTACAAGAGCAATTGCTAATCCTTCAGAATTTATATTCATTAAATAAGCAGGTTTAGATGAAACAACACCAATAGAATCATCTAAATCATATTCTGTTTTTCCTACCTCATATTGACTATCTTTTCCCAGTACTTTAACTACAGTTCCAACTTTTGTATCAGGATCAATTGTAAATTTTTCAGCTAAGTCAGCATATTGTGCTTGTGTTGCTGTTCCTGTAAATGTTGTAGCAGTCACTGATTTACCAAATGAAACATCTTGAGCTGGTTGTCCTCCTGCTACACCTTCTCCAATTCTAATAGTTTTGTTTGAATCAATAAATGATCCCTCTACTCACATTTCACCAGATGTAGAATTTGTATGAAATGAATCTATATGTGCTCTATAACCAGATCCAACATTTACTAAATCATCTACACTTTCAATATTCATTTGGTTATGATTATTTAATGCTAATGATGATCTTCCAGTAGTAGCATTCAGATTTGTAGAGGAACCATCTCACTCTTTTCTTTCTGAATAAGCAACGTCTCAGTTTTCTTTAGAGCTACTATCACCTGTTCATTTATTGCCATCACTAATTAATAATGTATCAGTGATATGTGATACTTGATTAATATGATATAAATTTCTTTCATTATTGACTATTATTCCCATAATTTCCTCTATGATATATTGAATATAAAATTAGCAACTTTTAATTTGCCTGCATAATTATCTAATGATGGATCTCTAGTGACTTTTATTAGTGCAAGACTAGAATCACTTGTTATATAACTACTTTCAATACTTGATAAACTTTCTCTATTATATTTATTGATTTTATCAGATGTAATATTTAATGTATTAGAATATGTAATATCTGGACTATTACTATCTGGTGCATCTCCATTCTTTACACATCAATATGATACTTGTAAATTTACTGTTTTATCTGGATCATTACTTACTGTTGAATATGATACAATTATGTCAATATTTCTATTTACTCCCCATCCAGCAGGAAAGTTAAAAGAAAATCATACAGATCCTTTTCCATAAATGTCAAAATCCACTGTTTTTATACTATTAAATATACTACCAAATGATGAATATTCATCATTAAAATCAAGATTCATTTGATATGGATAAATATTCTTAGAAGAAGTTGAAAGAGAACTAGATAAGAATTTTTTATTTATATTTTCACTAACATCATGTATTAATAAATAATCATCACTTTTAGGAGATGTCATAGATGTTAAATTACTAACATCTAATGTTTGTAAAAAATTATTAGAAGTAATTTTTTTAGTATTACCATCAGTAGCATCTTGATATGTAAGATTATCATTCGGATTAATTTCTGTTGCACTTCCCATTGAGGCAAAATTAATTCCTGTGTCATCTACAACAGTATTTAAACCCCCAATATCTGCTTTTCATTCTTCACCATCAAATATTAATCTAATAAAAGAATCATCTACAGAGAATGATACCGTATCATTTCCATTAATGGTATTTCCATTACCATCAACAACCAAACTATTATCCGTAAATGAACCTTCACTATCAAACAATTCTATCATATCTTCTTTATAAATGTCTGTTGGAAGTAGTAGTATAACTTCTCCAGTAGAAGTATCAATTGGATAAGAATAACCAACTTCTAATAAATCACCACTTGTTGCTGGTGTAGTAAACTCATTTATTTTTCCACTTAATTTTTTATATCTTGTATTATCAGCATAATATATACTTTTATTAGTAGTATTATATAATACCCGTGATTCATCTTCACTACTAAATATAGGTAAATCTGTTATTTTTTGTAGTAGTAGTCTTCCTACCATTTCTATTTTATGAAATTTCATAGAATCTCCTAAGTGTGATTAACCGTAATGTCTATCCAAAAGGAGGGAGACAGATAACATCTAGAACATAGAGGTTGTTCTATCGGTTCTTAATTATTTATAATTTATTCTGATTAACCAATTATTGAAAAAATACTATAATTATTCATAATCAGTTAGGAATTTAGCGTCTCCATAAGATGCTAATATAGTTTTCTTTACAATTCCACCAATATTAATTTTTAACACAAGATCACCTTCTGTCTCATCACTTGCTGATCCATCACTTGAGTACATCACACTCTGACCAATTTCAGGATTATTAGGTTCTGATATATGGTCCATTGTATTAAAGTCTTCACCAACTGAATCTAAAACAAATTTTTTAGTTGCTAAGTCTTCATCTGCTTCTGGATATATACCCTGTACTTGATCAGTAAATGCAACCGAACCATCTCTTAATATAAATTCTGAAAGATTTATATTATTCAAAGATCCTATATTTAAATTATTACTTGTAATAAGCAATTCTTTATTGAGAACAACATTATTTTGGTTAATTCTCATAATTTCTTGATTGTTTCTTGTATAAAAAGATACTCCATCATCATCATTATAGTATATCTTGGAAACTGTTAATTTGTTATCTTTTTTTACAGATACATCTTCTGTAAACTTTCTTAAAGATCTTAATATTCATCTTTTGTTAGTAGAATTAGTATATGGTTCTATTACATCTGGAATGTTTTGTTCCAGAGAAGAATTTTCTAATACATATATATAGAATCAATTTTCATCTACTACAATACACACATCATCATGTGATACATAATCACCATCTATATTTTTTAATGATGTAGAACTATCTTCTGTTAAGGTTATAGCACCTAATATCTTTGCCATTTTATTCCCTCTTATTTTAAAATTATCACTTTAGCATTTATTTCTGAATCATTTTCTATTCTTGAACCTGATGAACTTAAACTTTTTATAGAAACAGGATCTTGTTGTAATTTAGTATCCGTATTTCACATTTGAATCATGGGATATGGTTCATTTAGTTGATGTATAACATCAAATATATAGTTAGCACCACTAGGAGATCAATCAGTACTACTAATTGATTCATGATAAGAATTATGATGTAATTCACCATTTTCAACATGGTTATTCCATTTTGTACCATAATGATGTGAAATTAATCTATTTTTAATTCAATAATTAGAATCTGTTAGTTCAATATTTTCTGAAGGATTTCATGGATGAATATCATGAGGAAAATCTGCACTAGTAGCATGTGTTCCTGTAATAAAAGTTTGTCCACTTGTTCCTTCTGTAGTAAATATAGAATTAGTATGTTTTTCTCATTCAAACCCATCTTTATTACTAATAGTTCTATTTCTGATAGTGTTTAAATCTTCAAACGTAATTTCTTCTATACCGTGAATAACATGAGAATCATCCAATGCATGACTTTCTCATCTTTGAGCTAATTCATTACTTACAGTTTTATCTTTTTTTGTATCTGATTTATTTTCATCTACTGGATAGTAAGATGGATAAATATCAACAAAATCAATATATCCATATTCTAATCCAGCTTTGTCTCATTCTATTTTAAATTTTTGTCCTGATGTATATATATCACTAGTAACATCTGGAATTCAAAATTCAAAATAACCATTCTTACTAGATTTTAATTGAGGAATACTATCCTCTGATTCTGTTGAAAATTCATCTAAAAATATTTTGGCAGGAACTGTAGTTCCTGCTAAGTATATACTTATATCTGCATTGTTTATTGGTTGACCCTCTTCATTAACTAAAAATGATCATCAATGTATTCTTGACATTTATAACCCCCTTATAAATCTTGATTACTTACTCTATAGTGTAATGTCATTGTTGTATTTTCTTTTTTATGAATTATACTTCCTTGAGAATAGAAATATAACATTTCTTTATTTGTATCAAATATACCTATTTCCTGTATGTCATATTCTTTACTTTCATCTAATTCTATATCTATATATAAATTATCATTTTCTATATAGATATTTTCAGAACCAACATTAATTATATCTATTGGGTTTTGAACATCATTAATATTGTCAAGAATATAAAATTTATCATTTCCATCACCTAAAACTACAACAACACCATTATCATCAATTTGTCTCTTAATATCATTTCTATAGTTAATAAAACCAATAGATTTTATTACACAATAACCACTTACACTTTCTGAAAATGTAGATACACAATCATTTTGAGTATTTAATGTTAAAGTAGAAGGAAAAATTCTTTCTCAGTCACCATCATAAAATTGTACAACAATACCAGTAGTATTTAAATTATGTTGTATGTCTCATGTAGAAGAAGGATTAGTTTGTGTTCAGATAATATTTCCTTCTGTTAGTTGATAATATCCTTCTTCAGATTTACCTAATTCTAATGAATTAGGATTATTTATAATAGATTCAGGAAATATAGTTTCTTCTCTTGAAAGATTAAAAAATTGATAATTAATTTCTCTTTGGTAATCATGTTCAATTGTCATTGGATCTGTAAAAATATTCCCGGTTTTTTCTGATTCAATAACTATTAGATAACCACTTTGAGGAGTATCAAAATGAACTTTTAAATTAGAGTAATCTATATGTTCAATTCAACTATAATATACTTGTTCATAATTAGAGTTATAAGCATATACAAGTACATTTTTAGTTTTAAAATTATGTTGTACATCTCAAGTAGTTGATTCTTCAACTTGGTGATGATAAACATTATCACCTAATATTCTTCCTACTATACAACTTGATAGTCAATAAGAAATATATTTCTGTTCATAAGTTCCTAATATTGACCCTGAGAAATCAGTTAATGGTGCGAATACAAAGTGGTAATGGGGAACTCTTGTTACTCCTCTCATAGATTCAAAATTATTTATTAAGAAGTTAACAGTTTCTTCATTAATTATATCTTCATTATTTATAGGTCTGCATGTTAAATCACATTCTACTTTGTAATGTGGAGAAAGTATATTTCCTTCTATGTTTCTATAAACACTTCCTACCTCTTTTAAAATAGCATATCCATTTACTGGTTTACTAAATTCAATCTCTGTACTCATTAATTGGTTGTGTTTTATACTTTTAGGAAACATCATATTATCATTAATATCATATACTTGAACAATTAATAAAGAATATAACCCATGATTTATTGTTCAGATTCTTCTGTTATCTTCTTCAGATGTTAAATCATAATATATATAATCACCTTCTAGAAAATATCCATATCCTTTACTCGTAGTTTGGATAATTCCTGTATCATGATCTTTTAAGTAAACAACACTTGGCATAAACCTTTCATTGAACACATTAAATGATTGTGTTAATATTAATTTAGAATTTATATAATGTTGTATATTTCAATAGGTTCCTTCTTCTATTCTTCCATACCCTGCTTTTTGTACAACACAGTAACCAATAGTTGGTTTATTAAAATTAATTATAACAGTAGCATTATTCTTTATATCTACAGATGAAGGAATAAATTCTTCATAAACATCATTATAACATTGTATTACTAATTCAGTTTCATTTATAAAATGGTTAACTTCTCATGTACTCGATAACTCATATTGTTTGTGTATATAAGAACTTACATTAGATTGATATATATTTGTTTGGTAAAAATCTGGATATGTTTTAGTATATCTAGAATAATAAGAATCACCACTACAACCTGTAAAATCTACATCTTGATATTTATTCAAATAATTAATTTCTTTTCAATCATCATTTTTTACTAAATATTCTCCATCTGGTAATGTATCATGTCAGTATTCATAAAGATTTATAGATCTACTTGTTGAATCTGTAAATTGTTGTGTTACTAAGTTTCATATACTAAAGAGAGAACTGATTGTTCCTTTTTTCTTTATAAGTATTGGAATGTTACTGACAAATTCTCTAAGATTTTCTTCATTGAGCTGACTCAATATATTAATGTCAAGATCCAAACCCATATCACTAGAAAGTTCACGAAGTAAATTAATTTTAATTTCTTGGGGATCATATATGGTTTTAATTTCTTTCTGTTGGTTATATATAGTTGAATATATTTTATCAAATGCAACTTGGAAAAATTTCACTAAGTTTTGGGGTCTGTTATTAGTTGGCAAAGAATCAATAACAAAATCTTTCATTAAGTAAACAAATATTCTACATCTTCATTCTTCACCAAGATAAGGAAAAACATTTCCAATGAATATATAATCTTTATTTAAGTTTATATATTCAGAATAATATGTTTTTGCTCATTTTATGAAAGGATCATCACTTCTAAAATATATATTATAACCTGAATTTGTAGAAATTGTTTTGTATAATTTTTCAGAAAAAGAATCATACTGAATAAATTTATAATAAGTTCCTTCTAATTCATACTTAATATCTTCTGAATATTCCGGATATATATTATCAGCAATTTTAAAATTATAATATGTTCCTACTCAATCATATTCTGTTTCTTTAAAGTTTTCAGTGGAAGGAATAATATTGAAATTTTTTCAATCTGTTTCAGTTTCTGCATAAACTAGTGATTTATTACCACCATAAGAAACTATATTAAATTGTGAACCTATTAAATAACTATTATTTTGAGAATATTTATTTCCAATAGTATATTTAATGTTTCATACTATATTTCTATGATCTATGAATTCAACATCATCTCTATCTGTAAATGTAATATCATTTACAGATTTTTCATATGTGATAGGATCATCAGAAGTACTATCTGAAATAGTATTGTAATATTCTTCAATTATAAATCCTGGTATATCAGAAAACTTTTTCATATCTTATCCTTCTTTTATAAACTCACAAACACTTGAATCTAACATAGGAAATTGACCTGGACCTAAAAGAATAGTCCTTAACTTATTTTCCATATAACTATCAAATTTATCCGTTTTATATTGAGGAAAATCTTGTGAATTATTCGGTTCATTAACTGTATAATTACTATGTATATCTCTAATTCTCAAAAATTTTATTCCTTTAACATTACTAAATGAGTTAGTTTCTGATTTTATATCTAAATCTCTCAAGTTTTCCTCAATTGATTTATAATCAATTTCTTCTCCAAAACTTCTCATTTTACCACTAAACAAATATTCCAATTTGCTTTTTACATCACTCATGACAGATACATAATTATAATTTTGTTTCACGACAAGAGAAATATCAAAGGCAAAATAAATAAGTTCTGGTAACTCATATACGTGATATACATTTGTGGTTATATATGGATCTAGATAAACTTCTAATTCTTGTTTGAAATCATTTAAATATTGATCAGGAACCATAATTTCTGTTCTCTTTCCGTTATCAACTACTCATGTTTCAGAATTTGTCATTATAGTATCAACATTTCATGTTGTTGGAATAATTGTAATAAATACTTTATTATAATCTCTAACATCTGAATTATATCTTAATTCTTTTTGACCTCATGCTGTTCCTTTTAAGACTTTACCATACTGTTCTAAAAAATTTTTATAATCCTTTCTTGATACACATCTATATTGTGAAGATGCAAAATTCAAAGTTTTACTTCTTATTTCTTCAGTAGTTTCCGGGTTTTGTCCATCAGAACTACCTCTTCTATTTGTCACAGAAATATTTTGGTTAGGAATTCAAATATCTCTGGTTATGTTATAGATTAAATTATCACTAATAATTTCAGTTATAGTATTTGCTCCAACATTTCCTTCACTACCCAAACATTCTATTAATGAAATATTTATTTCATCTGTTTCTTTTGGAATACTAAGGTTAGGAGAAAAATTAATTTGGTAACGTTTATATTTGTCATATAAAAACCTAAATATATTATAAGTAGTATCAATTCCTGATAATGATTCTAGAAAAGTATTAACTCTTTCTCATCTCACTCCATTCACTTCTAATCATATACTAAAATCTCCATAACCTGTACCAAGTCTAGGTTTATTATCAAAATTTTTGAAAGGTAAAGAAATTTTATTATTAAATATATCAGAACCAAAGTAACTATATTCTAGTAGATTACCTTGTCTTACTAAGATATTAAATTCATAATTTGTTATTGTATTTGGTTCACCTTCTTCTGTATATGATAATGAAACTGTATGATTAACATCATCTACACTAATAAAATTAATATTATTATCAACATCAATTTTACTATTGAAATTTTTATGTTTAGGTACATATAATAAATCACCAATTTCAAAATATTCATTTTCTCCTTGAGATAGAGTTAATGTCAGATCTGTTTCAGAAGATATATATCCTAATGGAGAATATCCCTCTCTTAAAGCTAATCTATGAATATTTTCATATAGTTCAGTTGTATCAATATATAAATTCTTAGCCAATTTATTTGTGTAAAAAGTATTTAACTCACCTAAATAACTGAAAAGATCTAATAATATACTTATATTACTTCCTTCAAAATTATAATCTTTAAATGTTTCTGTTTTTCTCAATTCTTGTATTAAATCATCTCGGATCGTATTAAAATCCATACTTATATAATTTGGTACAATGCTCATTATTATTTTCTCCTATAATTGAGTTAAAACTATTCTAACAACATCTGGTTCTGTTTCTGATGTTATATTTAGTATATGATAATAAATATATATAACATACTGATGTTCATCTGGTTTTAAATCAACATGGATATTATTTATTTCTACTCTTTCATCTCATTTTTCAATTGATTGTCATATTAAACTACCTATAATACTTCCACTTTCTTTGGTTATTGGTTCAAATAAAATATTGTACCCATTAAACGCAAAATCAGGTAACATCACTCTATGTCCTTGAATTGTCTCAGAAATATTAATAATGCTGTTTCTTACAGCATCTTTATCTTCACATTTTTTTACGTCACCATTTCTTTGTTTTTCTAATGATAAATTTATATCTGAATAATAAGACATTATAATCTCCTAACTGGTCTTATGAAATATCAATTAGCATCTCTGTCTTTTGTTGTTTGGGTTCCATCACTGAAATCTTCTACTCATGCATAATATTTTTCATCCATAACATCAACACTAGAAGATCAATATTTTTCTGTTCTAAATTCTCCTGTATCATCTAGAGAATTTAATTCTAACATATTATTCTGCATCATATTCAATTCAGATGCTAATGGTAAATATCAATCATTATACGATTGATATTCTAGATTCAAACAATATTGTTTAGCTAATCATCAAATTTTTGCAGGAGTATCTAATTCCATTCAATCATTCATAGATTCATTACTTCCTACTAAATTAACATAACATTTATATTCATCAGTTCTAATAGCAATGTTACCACCACTTACTTCTAAACTTAACATTTCAGATTCTGAATCCACAAACATATCATAATTGCTTTCTGGTTGGGGTTTGATTTCTAATCAATCATTCATATCAGTATTACTACCAGTTACATTAGCATAATATATATCTTGATCTTCTCTATATGACATATCACCTGAACTTGATATTGTTTCCGATAATTGTTCTGATTCAGATGAATGTATATAGAAATTATTTGTAGTAGTTGGTTCAGAATCAAACTTTCCCATGACTAAACAATAATCATTAATTTCACCAACTATTATACCACCATAATCTACTAAACCTCTTTCACAGGTTCATGATGAAGGAGTATAAAAATGAATTGGAGCACTAAAATTTGATTCACCATATATACCACCCTTATGTTTAGCTCTACAGTATATAGTATCATTGGTTGCTAATTGACCAGATGAACTTTCTGTTTCACAAGATATATATCCTGAAGGACTTATAGATAACGAAATAGAAGTCTTACTCTCTCTATTTCTATATGATTCTCATAATATGTTTGAAAAATCAGAAGAATCTGATAATTGCCAAGTTGTTCATGAATGGTAATCAAATAATCCACCTGATATCTTCAAGGAAGTTGTTAAAATATCAAATTTATTAAAAACAGTATCTTCATTTTCTGGATGTAAAATACTTGGTTTTAATGGTCTTTCCACTTCTTCCTCTTCACCTTCACTATACAATTCTAATATTCTTAATTCTGTTCCACTTTCTACTCCATCAATATTGACTGTATCTTCATCATCATATGTTACAGTAGTTAAAAATGTACCATCAGATTTTCTTGCTCATAATATTGCACCTATAGGAGTATTATGTGTATATGGAGAAGAATCTATAGTAACTTTATTTGTTTTATATATTAATCTTTTAAATACATTTCTTGATACTCAATCAAGATCATATACAGGCAGATAAGAATAATAATTATCAGAACCTAGAAGATGTATAAAGGCATTATAATTAGCATTATCAGGAGTATATTTATTAATTGGTAATGGCATCTCACAATTATCATATAATGATAATTGTCCAGATGTCTTTTCTGTATATTCAGAATCATTATTACTAATACCATTAAAAATTTGTCTATGTAAAGTATATAATGATTCATAAGTAATCATATTTATAACTCTATTAATAATGTTAGTTCAGGTAGCACTTGATAAATAATCAACAATTGTTTCATCTGCAAAGGAAACTTCACCTATTAATCTATTATAAAGATGAGCTACATCATCTTTATTTAAATGAATTGTTTGTTTTAAATTGGAATAATCATGTGTGGTACTACTAGTATTAGGAGAAATACCACCCCAATTAATATTATGATCTAAGAAAGTTTTAATAATTTTCTTCAATTTCCTTCATTCATCATTATTGACCAGAATTCCTGGAAAATAATATGTTAAGTTAGTCTTAATACTTAAATAATCATCTACAATTTCTAACATTTTTTTAAGTGTAGCATATGTTAATTTTGAACTATGTACATCAAAAACTTGTTGTGCCATTCTTTACTCCTTTTTTTATTCCGCAAAAACATTATCAGAACATTCATCACAAACAGATCCACAACTAATAGGGTCTTGTCCTACTTGTATAGGTAGTTCATTTACAAATACATCTCTAATGCCAAGATGTAAACCATCATGACAATATGTTCGAATATGAATCTCACCATCTATTTCTATAATTCTACGACAACAATGTTCTTCTAAAACATCATTATATCTTTCTACTTGTTTATTATTAACAAATACGTCAGGAGATCCTGTTATGGATGGGCGTGGAGGTCAACATCCATGTCCTGAACAATTATCATCTATTCTAACTACACCTGGCATTTTTTACTCCTAGAATTTGTTTGTTAAAATTTTCATCATAATAATTTTCTTTTTTAGAATTTAATCATAATATTTTAGAATCTATAAAACATTCTTTATTTGTTCTAATATTTATGTTATCAGTTACATTCAAATCTAATGCACCAGTTATATTTAATGACAAATCAGTGCAAAAATCAATATTTAATTTGATTTTACTATGGACACTCACTTCTTTATTTTCTTTATCATATACAACAATAAAATTATCATTAACAATAACTTCTTTAGTTTCTGAAATATCTACAATTTCTATATCTTTCATAGTATCACCATTTTTACTTAGTTTTATTTAAATAGTTGATCATCAGGGTTGTGTAACTACATTACCACTTTCTCTACTTTCTGAATCTACAGCAGATCCTGTTGGACTTTCTGGCCCTTGAGATGATGTCTCTTCTTTTGATGGAACCAATGGAGATAATGATGTTCCACAATTAAGGTTTATAACGTCAGCATCCATATTTATTTCTTTTGATTGAACATTATATGTTTCTGATGCTTTTACATAAGAACCTTTATTAATAATGATATCATTATTTGCACCAATTTCTTCTTTCCTATTAGAATCAATATAAGTAATTTTACTGTTTTGAACTCAATTTAATTCATTTCCTATTGTGTGAGATCAATTATTATTCTTTATAAGTCTGAAACATGATTTTCTTATTGTTTCATAAAAATTTTTCTCTATTAATTTATAGAAATTTTCATCTACTAATATGAATCTATCTCCATGATTTCTATTATTTAAATGTCCCTCTTCAGATATTTCCTCAAATGTATTTGATGGATGTCAACGATGAAATCTTCTATTATCTGGAGTATCATCTATCTCATATAATAACCCATTATGTGTACCCATAACTTTATTTTCTGGATATAATGCATTATAGTAAGGATCAGGTTCATCTCATTCAAAAAAATATCAAGATACATCTATATCAGTAACTTTATGAGATCTTCTGTACCCAATAGGTGTATCTTCTATTTTTTCATGTCTTGCTAATCTATGCCAATCTGGTTCACCAGGAGCATATTTTCATATTTTTGGAGGTTCATAAACGCTTGAATCACTTGAATCATCATAATCACTTGGATCATTTCTACCTAATAAGTATTCCTTTGCTGTTTCTTCTAATAATCTAAAAGAAACATCAGTTTTAATTCGTCCTACTGTTCCTTGATCTATATCAATACACAACCAATGTGGTTCAGAAGGTTTTAAATTTGCTATTTTCCATGAACTACTTTGACTATCAAATTCTATACATTTTGCATAAGACAATTCTTGAATTTGTTTAAAAGGCAAATTATTCACAGAATAATTTGGAGTATTTATTGAAGGAACATTATCAATTTGTGCTTTATACTTACATATACCACTAGAAGCAGTAAAAGAAATACTTATACCGGAACTATCTAAATACTTCTTTGGTGGAAGAAGTATTTTTAATTGTTTATCTCTCGTATTAAATGCAATTAAACGTTTATCACCTTCTGAAGAACTAATAGTAGGTGAATTTAAATATTCTTTATGATAGAAGTCTCAATCAAAAACAGTTGCTCCAGAAAAATTAAGTTCATTATATAAACTCATATTTTATCCTTTACACAGACATATCTGTACTTGTACTATTTGTAACTATAAATTTAAAAGATTTTTTTTCTAACTTTGATACAAATTTATTAACAGTATTTGATGAATTTAATACTGCTAGTTGATTATTTAATGTTCCAAACTCTTGACCAAACATTATGCATCCTTGTGAATTTGTTAAATATCCCTCACTACTATCTCCTGCATAATTACCAGAATGTATTAATATACCTGTTCTTCCTGGGACTGATTTAAGTTTATAATGATATTGTCTAAAGAAAACTTCATAAGTACCTGTAGGAATACAAGATATGTTATTGTTATTATCTCTTCAAGGTAATTCTAAAGATTTACAGAAATATGAATCATTAATACTAATATTACCTTTAGTACCTTGATCACTAGTTTCATATCTATCCAATGTTACAATAATATCATCAGTAATATCAACATCATCACTATCATCACCAACATTAGGAATATTAGGATTACTGAATCCTTCATTTTCATTATATCTAGGTGCAGATTCTGGAATTCCTGGTGCAGAAGCGAAATGTCTTGGTTCCATAGGATTCCCCGCTTCAAAAAACACAAAAACATGAGAGCCTTCTACTGGATGTGAAAACCTACCAAATCCTGATACACCACCTTCAAAGATAGGTAGGGCAGGCTCACATCATGGTAATTCTTCTGTAGGAATTCCTTCTGTTCCCTCACTATTTTTAGTTTTCTTTTTGGTGTGAACACCAAATACCCTAACCTTTATTCTTCCAGCTTTTCTAGGATCTGATCTGTTATCTTCAACAACTCCCCTATATATACCAAATAGTTTATTTGATTCTGGTTGTAATGAGCTTAATGGATTTTTTATCATAATTAAGTTACTATTATTCCTGTTGGTTGTGTAGTATTTATCTTATTTGATGGATAAAGAAGTCTTTTAGATATTTCATCATAATTATATGCATTTCTAATAAGACCAACTTTTTGTTTATATGCTGGTTTTCCTTTAGGTGAAAAATGATGTGTTATACTTTTAATTAAGTAGAGTCCATTCATATTAGCATTATATACTTCATCTTTACTAGAAGATGGTCATTCTATTCATATTAATTTTCCTAATTCTCTATCTTCATGGCCTCTAACTACAATATTAACTGTATTTTGCATACAATATCGTTTTATTCAATCATTGAAATAAATATTTTTTATAATTGTTTCATTATTTTCACCAATTATTTCTGAATTGACATCAGTATCATTAAATAAGCTATATTCTGTTCCACTTAATAAAGTTCAATCACCTAACATAGTGAAATTATCAACTACATCTTCACCACTTTCTTTATTAAAGTAATTACTTCCAGGAGAATATTGAAATTTTTTATCTATTAACTTTTTTCTTTTAAAATCATATCCTAGAACGTGACCACCTCTCAATTGTTTATTAGAAAACATATCTGTACCAGAAACTTCATATGATAATATCCTGTTAAAATTATATAAATCAGGAGTAACCATTCTATATACTCCATCATTTTTATCACTAAGAATATTATCAGAACTTAACATATTTTCAAGTGTTTGAATTTCTAAAATAGCATAACTTCTATGATCTGCTTTTGTTTTTGTATAACAACAATAACCCCATTTATTATTAGAAGAAGCTCTTAATAATAATCAGTTTATTGACTGTTGTGGTGTTCAATATGGCATACAGAAATCAATACTTTCACTACTTTGATCAACAATATTTTGTTGTTCTGACTCTATAAATACCATATTCTTTAATATATCAGATACAATTGACGTTATATTTTTATTTCTTCAACTTCTAGAATATTTTTGTTGTACTAAATAACGAAAATTAGACTCTACTAAAGTAAGTTCTATTACATTCTCACTCATTTCATTTCTATGTGAAGTTTCTGGTATAATTCTATCTGACTTATATACTTGAAAAGTTAATGTCAAATCTTTATCTACTCCAAATACAATATTGATAAGTATTCCACCAACTAGAGATCCAAATTCAAAAATGCTATATCTATCATAAAAAATTAATTTGCCAGTTATTAAATATGAATATATATCTTCTATGAAGTAAAATTCATATATTTCATTATTAGATAATCAATAAAAATCTTGATTATATACTGAAATTCCAACACTAAATTCCTTCCCATAATCTTGTACTTTAACATTTGAATCTTTCATCTATTTTTTCCCTAACTCTTTAATTTCATTCAAAACACTATAAATATAAGAACTTTTCAATATTTTGATATTAGTTCCTGCTTCTGGAAATTCAAACGGATTTGCTATATTGTTAACCATAGGTATAGTTCATCATAAATATGGTGTTTCATAATATTTTCAAGATAAATTATATCACCTATCTTCATAATCAAGTTCATGTATTAAAAAATAATTAATACTTAAATTTTTTATGCTATAAGTTCTGAATATATTTAATAATTTGTTTCCATCAGAATCTTCTAGTAAATTAAAAGCTTTAAGTTGGGAATTATTTTTCAGCCTTTTACCTGTAAATTCATAATAAGTTTTATTTATTGGTTCTAGCATATATATCCCTTTAAGATACAGTTATATTAAATGTTTTGTCTCTACTTATTGGTTCTATATCTATAAATGTAATTGTTAATTCACATTTACATGGATAACCATTCACATATGGATGAAAGTAAGTTGGTTGTATAGATGAGATAGCAGCACATCTCATATTGACAATATCTTTATATCCATCAACTCCTGTTTTTGTTCTTACCTGAAATACATATGGAAGTTCTACTTTTTGTAAACTCTGTGACATTATTTTTGTTGGTATTTTTGGTGTTGATCACTTCATTAAATTCTTAACTGGATCAACTACGTATTCTTTAGAATTTGCCTTTTCATTCATAATTAAGTTAAATAAGAATGTAACTTGTCTATTTTCAGAGTTCATATACACTAAAGGTGTATCTACTTTATACTGAGCAATTCCCTGATTTATAATTTTTGCCGTAGATGCTATTTTCTGTGACATACCAGATATAATATTTTCCATAGGTTCTCACGTATTGTTTATAGTTTCTTGAATTTCATTTGGTGCTAGAAAATTATATTGGCTTATATCTAAATCATCTGCATCTTCTAATTCGACATAAGTAGTCTTCTGAATATTTTGATTAGCTATTTTTTTAGGTGTAAGTTCTATTCATAGAACATTATCAGCTCATTCACCTGAAAATATACTTCTTGATGGAAACCATTTAATCATTATAATTTACCTCAATGTTCCTATCTAATTATGATACAATTCCCCAATTCTTTGTGAATAAGAATAATGATAAATTTTCTATCTCATCTGGTATATGTTCACTTGGAAATATACGTTCTCTTTCATCCTTATTCGGTTCATTAACATTTTTTACATTATTGTTCAGGTCATTATTTATATTATTAGAAACTTTATTATTAATAGATTCTAAAAAATTTCTGTTAGAGTTAATCTCTTTTTCTCTGATTGCTCTTTCTTTATTTTTTTCTTCTATTTTATTTCTTGAAATACTTGTATTAATACTATCTATATTTCTTGATTTATTATTCTCTATAATAAATGTAGTGTCTGAATCTGAGTAAGAAACATCACCTTTTAAAATATCTTTGATATTACCCATAATATTCTCTAATGTGACATCATGAGTATAAATTGATTTTTTCTTAGTAGCTTTCTTGGTTAATTCTACTAATGAATCCCTAGTTTCTTTGGTGAACTTATAATCAGTATTCAATAATTTATTCGCCTGTGTAGAACTCATACTTTCTAATGCTGGTTTCTTTAATGAAAATTCATCTGGCATACCTCTAAAACCAACTTTTCTATCTACTGCATCACCCTTTATTAATGTTCTCATTAATTCCTTCCCTGACATTTTAGGTGTGTCCTGCATTTTACCAATATCAAGTTTTTTCCCAAATATTCAAGGTTCTGCTCAATCTGGTACGATCTTCTTTAATCGTGGTTCTATATCATCTTTTCAATTAGGTATAATTGAATAAAATCAATTTGTTATTTGTCCAGGTAATTCTTTTAAATCATTAATTAATGATTCTAATATTGTTTCTTCTTTGTTATCCTCTGTCAAAAAATTATATAAATTATTAAAACCTCTGACTAATGGACCAATAGGTGTATTGTTCATCAAAAAGTTTTTGATATTATTGAATATATTAGACATTACATTCTGTAAAGAATTCAACATTTTCTTTACATTGGTAGACATTGTACCAAAATCACCTGTTAATAAACCATAAAATGTTAATGCTGCAAATTTAATTGGTTGAAATAATTCTGTTAAATAATCAAATATACCATATAATTTATTCTTAATATCTTCTCATGCTTGTGATGGATCACTGAATGTAGTAGCTGTTAATCAATTCCACATATCAGATAATAAATTTTTAACAAATATAAAAGGTGCAGTTACTTGACCAAACACATCAGACATTGATTGTTTTAATGAATCTATTGTTTGTTTATCAAACAATGTATGATTAATTAATCAATTCTCAAATATTTTTAATTTATCCTTAACTCATGTAAAGGGTATAGTTATCCAATCAAATACATTACTCATTGTACTTTTAATCCCTTCCCATGTTTGTGATGGATCTGTAAATACTGTTGTAGTTAATCAATTCCGTACAGTATTCAAATTAGTTAATACATTTGTAAAGGGTGTAGTTATCCAGTTAAACACATTACTCATTACACTCTTGATATTTTCTCATGTTTGTGTTGGATCTACAAACACAGTAGTTATTAATCAGTTTTGTACATTATTCAAATTAGTTAGTACATTCTTGAAAGGTACAGCTATCCAGTTAAACACATCAGACATTACACTCTTAATATTTTCTCATGCTTGTGTTGGATCTGCAAATACTGTTGTAGTTAATCAATTTCAAAAATTTTGTAATTTTCCTAATACTGATTTAAAAGGTATAGTTATCCAATCAAATACATTACTCATTACACTCTTAATATTTTCTCATGCTTGTGTTGGATCTGTAAATACTGTTGTAGTTAACCAATTCCGTACAGTATTCAAATTAGTTAGTACATTTGTAAAGGGTGCAGTTATCCAGTTAAACATATCAGACATTACACTCTTAATATCTTTTCATGCTTGTGTTGGATCTGCAAATACTGTTGTAGTTAACCAATTTCAAAAATTTTGTAATTTTTCTAATACTGATTTGAAAGGTATAGTTATCCAATCAAACACATCAGACATTACACTCTTAATACTTTCTCATGTTTGTGTTGGATCTGCAAATACAGTAGTTATTAATCAGTTTTGTACATCATTCAAATTAGTTAGTACATTCTTGAAAGGTACAATTATCCAGTTAAACATACTAGACATTGATTGTTTTAATGAATCTATTGTTTGTTTATCAAACAATGTATGATTAATTAATCATTGTTCAGTTTCTTGTAGTTTTTCTTTAACTCACATGAATGGTTTTTTAATTTGATCAAAGGTTCATTCCATTCAATTTGTAATTGTACTAAACAAATCAGAATCAAGAAAATTCATTTTAATTAGAGAATTTCAAAATCCCATTAACATATTTTTCAGATTATTATACTTTTTTAGTATTGATCCAAATGAATCACTAATAGTAATTTCTATTTTATTAACAAGTTTATTGAATGATTCTTTTAAATCAAAATTTTTCAGGAAATTTGTTATTGGTTCAGTTACATTCTTATATAACCAATCACTTATATCATTTATTGCTTCAATTATTGCTTCTCTACCAAAATCTACTCTAAATTCAGAACCAAATGCTCATAA